GTTGCGTGTGATCACATCGGAGTTGTTAAAAAAGAACATGGAGGAACAGTTGTGTAAGATGAAGAAGGGTATTGTTCCTGTGTTTGTATTTACGGCTTCATTGAAAGATGAGATTCGTTTGTTAGGTAAGGTTAAAGAGTTGAATACGCGTGTGTTTGCGGCGTCTCCTGTGGATTTGACGTTGCATGCAAGGATGTATTTTGGTGCATTAGTTGCGCACATTATTCGTAATCCTATTGTTTTTGGAATTGGTGTTGGGATGAATGTTTATAGTGCGCAGTGGAATGATTTGATTGAGAGAGCGATGCGAGTGTCTACAGATGGTTTTTGTGGTGATTTTAAAGAGTTTGAAAAGTATGCTAGTCCAAGGTTTTGGGAATTGTTTTGCGAATGGGTTGACATGTGGTATAAGAGGAATGGAACATTCACAGAGTTTGATTCGCTTGTGCGGCGTTGTTTGGTTTACGCAAATGTGTATGGAGTTTTGAAAGTTGGTGGGCATTTGTATCGTACGTTGTGTATATTGTTGAGTGGTTTCTTTTTAACGACAATTGCGAATTCAATTTTGAATTTGTCGTTGAGTAGGGTTGGTTTTCTTGCGTTGGCTCGTGAGCACGATGAGGGGAAATCGAGTATGGCTGTGTATCGTAAGTGTGTGTTTGACCAGGTGTTTGGTGATGATGACTGGAAAGCTGTGTCTGAGATTGTTTCGTGGTTTACTGCGGAAAACTTTGGTAAGTATATGGCCCAGTTTGGTATCATTTATACGGATCCGAGTAAAATCGGTACGTTGAAAGGAACCAATGGGTCTATTTTGAAGATGGAGTTTTTGAAGAATTATACTGTTGTAAACACACAAAGAATTCCTGGGGTAAAGTATTTTCCAAAACCGGATATGGAGTCGATTTTTAAAACGTTGACGTATTCGTGTACAAAAGTGTTGAGTTTACCAGTGGCAGCTTACTATAATGCAATTGATGTGCTCTCCAGAACGTGGGCGTGTGGAGATTATGAATTGTGGTATAGGAGGTTGGCACCGGTGGTGCGTAAAATGGGT